GAGGAATCCCCATATAGAGGGACATATATAAACTTGGCTCGCTGGTGTAATCAGCCTTCAATGTTTAAAAAGAAGTCATACAGAGAGTTTGTAAAGGCGAATGGAGCTAATAGCAGCACTAACAAGTATTTTGAAGAAGTAGATTTTGTCGATGAAGAGTTTTACGATATGAGGCATGATCAGTTAAATAGATATTGAATCTCAAAAAAATATCCGGCAATTTTTGACCAAACTTTTCCCATGCCCACCAAAACGTGTTATATAACACATCCTAATATTTGGCAATTACAAATTAAATGATTTACTTTGCAAAGATAAGCATCCTCGGCGTTAAAGGTAAAGATGGTCGCTGCGAATAAATAAAACCTAAAACCATACATTAATAGGACGGTGCTGCCTATTTTAATTGCTTCTTTAGCTCAGCAGATAGAGCCTGACAGGAAGCTCAAAAATTAAAGATATTATGAAAATGACTTACTACATTGGAGTTGATATTATTGGTCAACCGATTTTTGTGCATCACTTTTTAAAAGAAATACTATGAGTAATTTAGTAGAATCAATCGCCTTAATGCAGGCTGAGATATCTGAGTTGAGAAGAATACTTGGATGCTTGAATTTATTTTCTTTCGATAAGAAATATGATACATTTGTGGAGTTCTCGGATGGTACAGGAACGAGTTCCATGGTATTTGAAAACGTTAAAAGGTTACATTTAAGAATAGAAGAACTTGAAAAATCAATACCTAAAAACTTATGAAACCTCACGACAAACTTCAGTCCGACAATAATGCTTACGTATATTTACATATAGATATTGCAACTGATGACGTGTTTTATGTTGGAATAAGTAATAATAACGATGGAGGCAAATATAATAGGGCAAATAGAATACATAGTAGGAGTAGATTTTGGAATAACTATACAAAGCTTAACGGTTTTAAAATTGAAATATACAAAGACAATATTAGTTGGAAAGAAGCTTGCAAATTAGAAAATGAACTTATTATCAAATTTGGTAGAAGGGATATTAAAACTGGAAATTTGGTAAATCTAACTAATGGAGGAGAGGGGTTTATAGGACACTCAAAAGAAATGAAAAAATCTCTATCTATAGGGACTAAAAAATCATGGGCTGATGGGAAGATGGATATTTTACTGAAAAAAATATATAAATATTCTGATAATGGAGAGTTAGTAAGCAGTTTTAATTCAATTAAAGAAGCTGAAAAGGAAACTAAAATCTGTAGAACAGAAATATCTGCATGCGTAAATAATAAGCGACTAAGGGCTGGAGGTTATTTTTGGTCTTTTGAAAACAGTGGAGTTAAAGTGCCAGAACTTAAACCAAGAGGGTGGAGTGGAAAGGTTGGTATAGTTGGGTATGATATAATTACAGAAAAAGTATATACATTTGCATCCGAAAAAGAGGCAGAGATTTATTTTAAAATATCGGGGTTGTCCACAAGTATATGTAAATGCATTCATGGTGAAACAGAAAGGGCAAATGATATTATATGGTACAACTCAGAACACGACAGTAATTTAGCACTGATAAAGAGAGCTTCTATTCGAGGAGAAAGAATGATTGTCAGGATTGATAAACTTAATAATATAGAGATATTCAACAACCTTAAAGACGCCTGCTTTCTCACAAATGGAATAGATTTTAGAAACGTTTCTGCTTGTACATTTGGGAAACAGAAAACAGCATACGGATATAAATGGAAAAAATTAAAAGATTATGAAAGAGCATGATACATTGCAAGCGAAATGCTTTACTTGGATTTGGAATGAAAAACCAGAACTACGCTACCTATGCTTTACTACCCGCAATAACCTAACCATGCAGGAAGGTGATTTGCAATCGAAAATCAAGATGGGGCAAATGAAGGCTATGGGAACTGTAAAGGGAACTACTGATTTAATCTTCTACTTTGCCGGAAGGCTTTATGGATTTGATATGAAAGTTGGAAAGGACAAGCTAAGCAAAGAACAATTAGAGTTTCTTGCTCAATTAAAGAGGAATGGTGGAAATGGAATGGATATAAGAAGTCTTGAGCAGTTTAAGGAAGAAATACAAAGTATCTTAAATAATGGGTGCCTAACTTGCGAGGACTAAAAATAATAACTATATTTGTAAATACATGTTGCTTCATGTAAAACTAATTTATAAGTCCCTTAGAGTAAGTCAGGAAGCAGCAATTTCCTACTGAAATTTGGGACTATTTTTTATTATGGAAGAAATAGAAGTTTGGAAAGATATCCCTAATTACGAGGGGTATTATCAAGTTAGTAATTTAGGCAGGGTAAAAGGGTTAAAAAGGACTGTTCCTTTAATGTATGGACGTTACAGAGTCAATAATGAGAAAATTATAAAGCTACCTATAGATAGCCACGGATATTTAAAATGTAGTTTATGTAAAAACGGTATTGCAACCACAGAAAAAGCTCACGCCCTTGTGGCGATAGCATTTTTAGGACATATACCTAATGGTAACATTATAGTTATAGACCACATTAACGGATGTAAAACTGATAATATGGTTAGTAACTTGCAGATAGTAACTCATAGAGAAATACATCTACTTGTTTTAGAAAACTAGAAGATACTTTTTCGAGTCAATATCTAGGAGTTTCTTGGGATAAGCATGCTAAAAAATGTGTTTCTAAAATTAGGGTTAATGGAGAATCAAAGTATTTAGGTTATTTTTATACTGGAATCGAAGCATCTGATGCGTATCAAAAAGCTTTTAAAAATTTACTTAGTGTTCAAATTAAAAAATAATGTATATATTTGCACGATAAAATTATACTTATGCCAGAAGAATCTCCAGAACAAGGAATACTCCGAATAGTTGAACCCACACGGCAAACGGTTATGCTGGATGATGTTCGAGAGACATTTTCACGTATGATTGCTGCAGGGGAAGGTATAGAAAAAAGCTACAACACTGCTTACGGAGTAACTTTGAGTGCGTACGATGCAAATAATATGGCAATGACTTTATTGTCAAATAAATATGTAGTGGATCGCATTAATCAACTATATAAAGAACGCATGATAATGCGCAATTTAACGAAAGAAAGCGTGGTTGTCAAGTTAGCTGAAATGTTTGACGTATCACTTGTAGATTATTTTAAATCGGATATGAGCGGATTAAAAGATACGAGCGAATGGAGCGAACCAATGCGACTTTCTGCTAAAAAAATTGAGTTCGGTAAATTCGGTGTGAAATTCGAGATTGCGGACAAGCTGGCGATAGCGGACAAGATGATTAGCATGCTCGGGTATATTAATCCAGAGCAAAAGGAAATTACTGATTCAGGACTATCGAAATATACAGATAAAGAACTTGCTGAAATGGTAGGGGTTGAAGTGGATTATAAAGAGGTGAAAATTAAAAAGAAATGACACTAAGCGAGGCAGTTAAAGAGCTAAAATATTATCAAGAATGGAGGACGGGCGCAGATATTACGCAGCCTAATCTAAAAGACATAACAGAGGCTATAGATATAGCGATTCATTTAATGGAAGAATTAACTAAACACTAAATAAAATGGACATATCACTCTCACTTGCAAAACTTGCAAAAGAAAAAGGATTTAAACCTACAACAGTTAAATTCTATTCCGACAAGAAAAACGGTTCACGTAATTCAGCAGAACCTAAAAGTTTTAATACTCTAAAAGCAGATGAGCAATACGGTGAAATGTATGCTTGTGTTGATATTGAAGTACTTAAAAAGTGGTTCAAGATTAAGGTGGATGGTGAAGAGGAGGTTGTTGAGGCGTTGAATGGACACGTTGTTGGCTCATCGTCAATTAAAGAGATACCGATTACTGCCGTAGTGGTTGATATTCCTGATGAAGAAGAAAATTCCGAAATAATATCCGAAGAAGAAAATAAATAGCATGGAAGGAAATAAAATAGTCTTTAACAACAGTTTAGACCATAAGTCGGTTGACCTTTACGTATCAGAAAATGTAAAGGTATCACTTACCAAAGAGAGATATAGTCAACTTATATCTGAAATTATACCTGACATGCAAGACGATATTCAGTCATCTATAAACAGGTTTAATAATGCAAATGCGATGCGAGAAAAATGCATTGGATTTATAAAAGACATAAGAAATATATTTTATTCTGGCGGTTCGGATAGTGATTATATGTTTAAAAATGACATTGATACCATAAAAGAAAATGAAGAAAAACTAACAGAGATGTTAGAAAAATATTCACGACTACTTGGCTTTGAATAAATGGAAAACCAAACAATACTCGATAGACATTCACTCGAAATGAGGGCTGCCGCAAAGATTGAACTTCTTCGCAGGGGAACTAAGAGCGGTGATTTCTGGTCTTATTGCCTGTATTGGGATTATAAGTTTTATTCAAGACGACCTTTTTTAAAAGATATAGCAGTAATTTTACAACGTGTTTATGATTCATATAAGAATGAAGAAGTAATCAGGGTCGCTATCTCACTTCCGCCGAGAAGTGGTAAAAGTTACTGCGTATCAATGTTTTGCGCATTTATGTTAGGTCATTTCCCTGATAAATCAATCATGCGAAATACCTGTACATCCACACTATATGAAAAGTTAAGTAAGGATGTTAGGGAAATGGTGCAAAGTGACAAATGGTACGGGCTATTTGGTGTTCGATTACGCACAAAAGGCGTTAAAACTTGGGCTTTAGAAACTGCAACTCAAAGTAGTTATTTCGGTGGTGGTACGGGTGGAACTATTATCGGTATCGGAGCTTCAATGCTTGATATATCGGATGACCTTTATAGAGGTATCACAGACGCCCTCAGTGAGTCCGTAAATCAAAAGACAATAGAATGGTCAGAATCAGCAAGAGGTTCACGTGTAGAGCGTGGATGTTGCCAAATTGATGTAGGTACACGTTGGAGAACAAATGATATTATTGGTATCAATGAGGCTCGTGGCGATTATAAGAAAGAAAATATCATCAAGGTGTCGGCTCTCAATAAAAAGAATAAGTCTTTTTGTGAAGATGTTCAAAGTACAGAACACTACCTCGATGTAAAAAATAAGATTGCCGAACCGATTTGGTTTGCAGAATACCAACAAGAACCGATAGACATTAAGGGTAGACTGTTCGACCATGATGACTTAAAATGGTATGATGGCAAATTGCCTATCGATTCACACGATTCAAATTTGGGTGTATGTGACGTTGCTGATGAAGGACATGATTATTTGTCTGCTCCTTTTGCAAAGAAATACGGAGATTTGTATTACATTTACGACTGGGTTTTTACGGATCAGCCTGTTGAGGTTACATCTCCACTTTTAAAGGGAGTATTAGACGAAAATAACGTTAACCTCATGCGCTTTGAAAGTAATAATGGTGGACGTATATTTGCATTAGAGATTGCAAAGGACGTCGAAACTAATGTAACATGGCAGTTTACAACATCGAATAAAGAGACTCGTATCTTCACCGATAGTGCATGGATTAAGAATCATTGTGTATTTAGAAACGACGTAAAGCCGGGAAGTCAATATGATAGAGCATTACAACAATTACTGACTTATTTGGCAAAAGTAGAAAAACAAAAAGATGATGCTCCCGATTCTTTAAGTATGCTGCGCAGGTTTACTGACGAGATGGGATTTAACAATAAGGCGGTCGAGTCTAAAAGTGGTAGGAGTAATTGGGATAGTATAGAGATAGGAATTAATCAGATAAATATATGACCAACGAGGAGCGAATGAAAAGACGTGGCGAGATGTTTCGTTCACTACCTATGTCTGATTGGCATCAAATTATTGCATTTGAAAAGATTATACGAAACTATATAAAAATGAAAGAACTTTTAAAAAGAAAATAATATGGATGGTGAAGAAGTAGTATCATTGGGATTACCTCCAGTATTCCCAGATCATTTAGATATAGAGCAAATAAAAACTCTATCCTTTTCAGAACAGTTAACCATTCTACGCAAGAACTGTAACCGTATAACCTATGGTCAAATTGCGAGGGATATTCGTTTCTATGAGAATCATCACCCGATACATATAGACCAAGATAAGGAGGACTATTATGTAATGGAGGATGTAGAAGCTCCAGATGGTAAGATTGAAAAGAAGTCAGTCAAAGTCCGCCAAACAAAACTTGCCCTGCCGTATCCACAACAAATAGTCGCTAACATGGTGGCTTTCCTGTATGGAAATGATATTGATTTGGTATTGAACAGAAACAGAAACGACCAAGCTATTCAAGATGCGTTTGCTAAATTTACTGATATTTGGAATAAAGATTTACGCATGATGTCGCTAATTAAAAAAGCTACAAGAATGTGTGGAATTGAAACAAGGGCTGCAATACAGTTCATGTATGATGGAGTTAGTCTAAGAGGTAAGGTACTATCTTTTAAAGATGGATATAAGATTTATAGACATCGGGATGATGCAAATAAAATTGATGCTGTTACGATTGAATATAAGCGTGATAAGATAGTAGAAGGAGTATTACGAATGAATGTACCAACTATTGAAATTTGGACTGATTTAGGAGTTGATAGATACGAAGGGGTTACTTTTATTGAGCATATCGACAACCCAATGCAGACTAAAAAACTATTGTTCGCTTATCTCGAACAAGATGCTTCGGAGTTTGAATACGTAAAGGATTTGATTTCTCTTCAAGACTATTCACGCTCAATGCACTCGGATGTAAATGTTCGTATCGGTAACCCGGCATTAGTGGTTCATGGTAAATTATCCAAAAAACCAGTTTACAATGCAACCGTAAAAATATACGAGATTGATGGTGCGAGTGGATTTGATGCAAGTAAATCAGGTCAAGCCGACATGAAATACTTAGAGGTTACATCTGCTCCTGAATCCATTAAGCTTGAAATGCAAAATAATGAGAATGATATTTATCGCTTTACATGGCCTGACCTCAATAAGTTAATGACCGATATGAAAAATGGTAACTTGTCAACTCAATCAATGAAACTTACATTCTTACAGGCTTTTGTTAAGGTTGCAGAAAAACGTGAGATTCACGATGAGTTTATTTCAAGAATTATCAGTATAGTAAAAGATATGGCAACTGAGCTATATCCCGAACTTACAGGAATGAAGGATTTGGATATTAGTTTCAATTATAACTCTCTATTACCATCATCGGTGGATGAAACAGTTAATATGCTTGCAGTTGCTGTTGGCGCAGGGATTACATCCGTTGAGAATGCGGTTAGGATATTGACTATTAATACGCCTGAAACTATGGATGAATTAAATAAACAGAGTGCTGCGGAAGCTAAATTAAAAGCTAAGGTTGCGGCAGATGCTGCTGCTAAAGCTAAGGTTGAGGCTAACTTAAAAACTACTGCGAGTGCGGCAGAGAACGTAAGGAATCAGGGAGGGGTAAATTAAAAATAATATAAAAAATAAATAAAGATGGAAAAAATGACGTGTAGTATGATTATTGGTAAAATAGAAGAACAAGAGGAGGTCGGAATAAGAAATATAACTCTTATATTTGATTGTCCAGATGATGTTCATTCAGGCTCTATTATAGCAAAAGAATCCATAAATGATAAATTTTATTTCTTCAGAAAAATTGGCGATAAATTTAAAGTAGAATTTGAATCTATCGAGTAAAAGTAGTTTATTTTTATTAATAACAATCTTTAACTATAAAAATACTTTTATAAATAAAGAATTAATTATATTTGCAATAAATTAAATAAACACTATGATTGAAAATGAAGTAATAGTCAGTAAACTCCAATCGGAGGGGATTGATGAAAAGCTCGCAGGGGGTATTCAATTTGAAACGGTGGAGGCGTTAGATGCGTGGGTTGGTATAGCCAAAACATTCACAGCGAAACCGAGGGGCATAGAAGAATACAACGCAGACGAGTTAAAGAAATTGGCAGACGAAGGTAAGGTAAAAGGCTTGCAGGCTCTTCTTGATAAAACAAGATCAGAAGCAAAAGGGAAACCGACTGACCCAGCTAAGCCAGCAACAGAGGTTTCACCTGAATTAAAAGCGATACAAGACAAACTTGACTTGCTCATGGGTGATATTAAAACTACGAAAGAAACTACCGCAAAAGCTCAATTTGATGCCCACGTAGAAACAAAGACCAAAGGATTTGACCCATTAGAAGTAACTATGCTTAAAAGCTCATTGCCAATCACTGCTACAAACGCAGAAATTGATGCTGCTGCTGATAAGTATCGTCAATTAATGGTTAGTCGAGGTCTTAAATCTTATGCAACGAGTTCGAGTTCATCTGCTCCTGCTGGTAAATTAGACGCTGATTTTTCAAGTGCAGTAAAAAGTTTTGTGACTGATAAAACAACTAAAAAATAAAAAACTATGCCCTATTTTGTAAAAAATACCGCTCCCGCACCTGATCCAAAGATTTGGGATGAGCTTAATGCTTGTACCGATGGTTTAGGTGGTGGTGTATTGGATGTAACCGAATTGGATGCAGCTAAAAACGGTGGATACCTATTAAAAGGTGCTCCTATGTATTTGGATTACGCAACGAAAATGGCTCATGTGGTTAAAGCCGCTACCGTCATTACTGGTGGAACTACCACTGCTCCTCGTGTAAATAAAAACCACTTATTGAAAGTAGGTGAATTTGGTTATGTATCTGGAGATGCAGTAGCTATTACTGCTATTGATACCACTAGTGCTGCTTATGATGTGATTACTTTTGGGGCTGCCGTAACAGGCGTAGCTGCTGGAGCTATCATAACCCAAGCCACTGCTGCCGGAGCTACTCCCGCTGTAAAATATACAGCTAATTGCTTATTGGGTAATACCACTAAGATAATTGCCGGAACTTCGGTAACGTGCATTATATGTATTGACCAATGGGTTCCAATGGCACGTATTCCTCATTCTATTTCCGCTTTAACTGTTAGTGCTCTTAACCCTCTTATCATACTGAAATGATTTCATTTAACGAACTTATACAAGACCCTACGCAATTCCAAGATTTTGTGAGGGAATTAGCACCAGCATTTAAGACTCCTAAATTCCCTATGTACACAGAAGATGTATATTCTGAAACTCGCGAGTGGAAAGCGGTTGCTGCATTGAACGGACGAGTACCAATGGCATCATTGATTGACCCATATTCGGGTAAGCCAATTATCGGGACTGAAAAGCCTCTTGATATGTACGGTGATATGCCTACATTTGGTAATAAAGTTACTTTCACTGCAAAGGAATTTGCCAAAATTGGTCAATTAGAACGTGGCATAGCTAATAACATGGTACAACCACAGCAACTGATTAAATTCCTTTTCAATTATTTCGAAAGGTTGTCAGTAGGTCCACTTATCTCACAAGATAAATTGTTCTTTGAAGCATTTTCTAACGGTACATCAACAATTTTAGCAGCCGACAACTTATCGGGTTTAGGTATGTCTATTGATTGGGGAATTGATAAATCTAATGTTGGAATCACTTGGGCTACTGCTGCAACTGCAAACGGATTGGAAGATTTGAAAACTCTTTATTGGAGAATGTATAATACTTACGGTGTAATTGTGGATAATTTCACTATGAACCGTAAAACATGGTCGTTGTTGCAGGCTCAAGCTTCTACGAAAGCAGCTATGACAAGTTACTTCTCTGATGGCTCAACTACTACTAAATATATGGGTACTCCTTCTTTGGAAGCTGTAAACAAAATTTTAGTTGATGGTATGATGTTACCTACCATTACTATTGAAGATACTATGGTATCTAAATATAATGCCGATGGTACAACCGCAGCAGCCGCAACAGCAGCATTTATTGATGGTCGTGTTACCGCTCACGTAGGGACTACAATCGCTCAATATTTGTGGACTCCATCTGACGAACAACGTAGACCGGATTCAAATGTAATTTATCAAGATGTTAATCACGTACTATTGTCTACTCGTAGCGATAGAGGTAAGGTAACCATTGAAAGTGAATTATCTTCTATCTGTGTTCCTACTTTGATGAACCAAATGAGTATATTAATCACTGATGCAACTGCATAATGACTAACATCCAAGCATATATGGCATATAACCCCGATGCAACGGTAGCAACTCTTGCATTGGGTTTGTATGACATTAATGTAGAAGGTACTGATAGCAATAAAGCTGCAATGGCTTTAGGAATGATTGATAAGGCGATTTCAGGAGACTATAAGCAAGGATATACATCCGAGACTACATCGAATGAATCAAGATCGTATCTTTACAATCAAGGTAAGGCTATTTTAGCTTCGGTTGGAATAATATATGTCGAGCCTAATATTGGAATTGTAGTAAATGGAAGCTCATGGTAAGATATTCCTTTCCATCAATCATAACTGGAGACCCTGTTTTAAATGAAAATGGAGACCCTATAAGTGATGGGGTTGATACTCCGTTCTTTGCTGATTATCAATTAAGGATGGGAAATGAATCAGTAAACTATGCTGGCTCTTTTGTTAGAGTTCAATATAAGATGTTCGTTCCGGTAAATTCTAAGATTGATTTTAAGTTAGGAGCAGAGGTTACTTGTAACGCAAGCAAAGGAGTAATCGTATCTATTTTCCCGACTGCAAAGAATATCGAGATATGGGTACAATGACGCAAAAATGGACGATGCCACAAATTGTTAGCAAACTCGATAAAAAAACTGATGTTGCTTTTGATGAAGGGAAACTTACAGATGCGTTATTTGATATATGTCAAGAGATTGCCGCTAAGGCTCGTTCAGGACACACTTTTATGAATATAAAAGGAGAACTTGAATCATCAATTGGGGTCGTAGTATTAAAGGATAGAGAGGAAATTAAAAGATGGGATGTAAGTTCAGTTTCGGGAAAAGACCCCGCACTTGGAATTATAGACTTTCAAAATGCTCTTGAACAATTTGTACTTGGAAAATCAGAATTACCAGATGGTACTCATATTCCTGAATTTGGACTTGCTGGAATTGTATTTGCAGCAGCACCGTACGCAGGGACGGTAGAAGCAAGAGGCAGAACGGTTTTAGATTACTTTAAACCAGATACAAATTATGTCTTTAGTATTATAAAAACGGCAATTATATGACCAATACTATATTTGATGTTCTCAATCAGCTAAAAACTTCTCTAACTTCTTTTCTTATTCCAATATATAAAGAGGTAAAAAAAGATGCTGAAACAGGAAAATGCTTTGTATTGACATATATTCCGATAAAAAAGACGTATATTAGCAGCACGAATGATATAGTAATTTTACTCTATCTTCCAAAAATAGCTGGAATAGCGGATATGATTAGCGTGGAAACTTACTCTAATTCTATTGAAACTAAACTAAAAGCATTTAAAGCGGCTAATGGACAGATAAATTTTAATGAAAACGTTGACCCTTTTACAGATAACTTAGACAGCAACTATACTGTCACAACTTTTAAAATAAGAACAATTAACTATTAATAAATAAAATTATGGCAGCAACAAGTGGTGTTATCAATATAGTAGAGTTCGTCTCTGCTGAATACGCAGACGTAGATTTAAGCTCGTCAACAGTACCGACCACGCTTACAACTATCACTGCGGATCAATTAAAACAAGGTTCTTTTAGTTTGGATATTCCAGAAGAATCAGTTACAAACGACTATACAGAAGATGGAGAAACTTACAATGTAAGAACTACACCTTCTGCTAAAAAAGCAGTTTTAGGATTGGTTACCGCAACCGCAGAGACTATTGCTGATTTAACATCGGCAGTACTTACCGCAGGAACAGCAGGAACAACTCCAGATAAATTGAAATTTGGTACATCTGCATCGGAAACCGTAGTAAACAAATATGTAAAAATTACAGGCAAAAACTCTGATGGAAAGACTATCACTGTCGAGCTATTCAATGCTAAACCAACCTATTCATGGTCAGGTGCAGCAGGTAAGAGTACAGAACCACAACCTTTCACCGTTACATTTAATGTAATGCGTCATCGTGTTTATGGAGCTTCTTTCCAGATTAGTCCAGCATTCTAAAAAAAAATTTGCGTATCATTAAAAAGGTGGAGGGGGATAGGAATATTCCCCTTTATTTTTAAATACTAATTTATGGAAAATCAAACGATAGAGGAATTTTTACTACAGGATTCGGAGAATATACTTCGATTGCCTTTTAAGTATAAGGCCTGGCTAATTAGACCAGTTACAATGGCACAGATGATACAAATTCATCCGTATGTAGCTAAGATAACCAAAATAGATTTGGATGGCTTACAAGATAGCATAGAGAACGGAAGAATGAGTGATTTTATTGAGTTCTTTGGTAAGTATGGTTCGGATGTAAAATACATAGTAGATACAATTGTTGGCGAAGAATTGAAAGAAGCTACATCAGATGACTACATGGCACTACTTATCGGAACTCTATATCGCATGGGTAATAAATCTTTTCTGAAATCTATCAACTTAATCCAAAGGTTGAGCCTACAAACAAAAACGGGGTTAATAGCCGCAGAGAAAAGATATGTGACATCTATGACTTCAACAAAATCCTTGTAATTGCAAATCAAAATTTTGGATTTACTCCAGAATATACGTTATCAATGGGATGGACGTTATTGCAAAACATGATGACTGAATATAGTAGTATGAATAATACTGAAGAGAAGAAAGAAGAAATGAATATAACAGGTACAATAAGAGGATAAAATATGGACACCAACGAACTATTTTGGGCTACAGGAATTGATAATTCAGGGCTAAGAGCTAATCAGCAAGAAGCCATACAGATATTTACTACCCTTTCTAATCGGGTCACTGCGGCGTTAGATGAGATTACTCAAAAATACGGTAAGGTAATTGCTGCATCTAAGGTAAAGTTTGATAATCCGGTTGATGCAGGGATGATTTCAGGGATTAAGACCCAAATAGAAACGTTGGGTAAAACCATTGACTCTGAGATTACTAAATTGGGTAATTTTACCGCCAAGTATGACCAATCAATATCAAAAATAAGTAAATCTGCCGCTAAACTACAGGTTGGCAATAATAGTCCGCTTGCTCCGATGGTCGCTGGAATACAAAAGGATGTAGCATCAAGTACAGAGCAATTATCCTTTTTAGAGCGTAGATTCAAATATGCTTTTGGGTCTATGCTTGCGTACGGCTCAGTGCGTGTTCTAAAAGACATGGCAAGCCAGATTATAGATGTAAAAACCGAATTTGAATTTCTACAAACGGCTATAAATTCTTTTGCAGGGAGTGCTGAAAAAGGTGCTAAGATTATGCGCGAACTTACGCAATTTGCAGTTAATTCTCCATTACAGGTCAATGATATTACTGAAGCCGCTAAGCAACTGATGGCTTTTGGTGTTGGTGCTGATAACGTTGTTGGACAGATTAAAATGTTATCCGATGTTGCAGCTGGAGCAGGTAAACCTATCAAAGAAATAGCCTACATTTACGGTAAATCATTAACTGAAGGTAAAGTTTATACCCGTACTCTTATGCAGTTTGGTAACCTCGGTATCCCTATCTATGAAGCACTTGCTAAAGTAATGGACACTACTCCCGACAAGATTAAGAAAATGACACAAATGGGCGCCATTGGATTCGATGACATTAAGCGCGCGATAGAATCATTAACATCGGCAGGAGGACAATATTATGGATTCTCTGCTAAGATGATGGATACTACCGCAGGATTACTTTCTAATGTAAAGGATAAATGGATTCTTGCTATGAAAGATATGGGTGAGTCAAGCGATGGGTTTATTAATGGTAGCGTTCAATTGGTCGATACTGCAATTGCTCATTGGAAAGAATTAGGAGATGCTATTGTAGTAGCAGCGACGGCTGTTGGCACTTATCAGGTAGCTAAAATGGTATCAAGTCTTGGTACTAATATTTCTACCGCAGGAGCGAATATAGCGGAAGCAAATTCATTGGCTACGTTAATTTCTGCTGAGGCTGCTCAGGGTATAGCGAAGCAAGGATTGATAATTGGTAGCGTAGAGTACCAAACGGCTATAAAGGCAGAAATAGCATTGATGTTACAAAAGGCTGAGTCATCTGTAGCAGCTGCTCAAGCCGAGGTCGTATCGGCTACCGAAGCTGTATCCGCACAAAATACACTAACTACTTCTCAAAGACTATCTACCGCTCAAATAGAATTAAACTCAGCAGAGAATATAAAAAATACTCTAACCACAAATATTGATACGGCAGCCAAAGCAGGTGCTGTAGCTGGAACAGATTTATTAGCGGCAGCACAAGCACGATTAGTAGTTACGTTTAGGACTTTGACAGCGACTATGGCGGCAAACCCATATACCGCAATAGCCGTTGGCGTATTTACATTGGTAGCAGCTATGTGGGCTTTATCAGATAGTACGACTGAAGCAGAAAAGGCACAAAGGAAGCTAAAGATATCACTAGATGATATTCAATTGCAAGCAGACAAGAAGAATAAAATGTTTAGCGAGAATTTAGATAAGATAAAAAATAAATCATTAGATGGTACAGTTGAACAGACTAAGGCATATCAAGTACTACATGATGTATTTGGAGCTGTCATTGGAGATATGACATTACAGCAACTAAAAGCATCTAATTCAGTAGATTTGCAAAACAAGACCGCAAAAGCAGTTAATTATAGTACGGAGCTCCTTGGTAGAGAAAATTTAGCTAATAAATTAAAGACTGAATTGCTATCAAAACAAAAGGAATTAGCAAGTCTGCCCTCCGACTTGCCTGGAAATACGAATCCAGCAAAAATGGTATTAAATGCAGATGTTAGTCAGCTAAAAATACAGTATGGTTTAGCTTTAAATGATTATAATAAATATAAATCAGACTATGCAGCGTCTAAGAATCAAGGACAAAAAGAGGAAGAGTCAAAAAATAAAGAATACTGGACTAAAGTAAGAAAAGAAGCAGTAGAAAATCTTGATGGAATTGCTTCAGATACTAAAAAAATATTGAATAGCGGTAGTACTGCCGGGGTTGACCCGAAAATAGTATCCATATATAAAAAAAATAATGAATCTATAAAGCAAGCTGATAAGGAGCTAGAGGCTTACGATGAAACCAGACAGGCAAAAGCTGTTACTAAAGCCCAAGAACTCCGCAACCGAGAAGCAGCTGAGGCTGCAAAACGATTAGAACAAATACGTGCTAATAATACTGAATTAGCTAACCTTAAAAGTAAGGCAGAAACCGACGCTACACAAGCTGCTATTGATGCTATGGATGCCGGCTATGCTAAAGAAAAAGCACAGCAACAAAATAATTTTGAAAAAAGACTTACTTCTCTAAATTCAGAAAAAACCACTATCCTTAAAAAAGAACAGGAAAATATAGATGCTATTTTTCGGAACATGAATCCGAATACGAGCAAAACTAAAACAGTAGCTCCCGCTGCTACTAACTTAGGAGATATTAGTACTGGGTATAGTTCGCTTTTAAAGCAGTCGACTGCTGGGGGTATGACTCAAACTACAGCATTAATTAATACCTCTCTCAAAATAGCTAACGAGGCAATAGCTTCATACAATAGCGAAGTTGATTCGGCACAAAAGGATAACGATGCTAAACTTGGTATCCTACTAGAAAAGCAACTTTTAGAATATGGTGATTACACAGCTAAAAAGACTAAAATTGAGAAAGATTATAACTTAACTTTAACTGCATTAGAGAATGATAGAGCAAGCGAGTCTGCAAAAGGAAACACGGAACGGGTAGCGCAAATAGATGCTGCTAGAGTACAGGCACAGACAAATAAAGCAAAAGATTTAATGGCTTTATCTTTTGGTCAACTCAAATCTACTCCTGAGTTCGCTATGGCGTTTGAGGATTTAGGTAATGTGTCAACCGCTACTATTGAGAAATTGATGAGTGAGTTAGAAAAATTCAAACAGACTGCGGCTGGAACTCTACCACTAGCTGATTTTAAAGTTTATGCAACCGAAATAGGTAAAATAACAGATGAGTTTATTAAGAGGAACCCATTTAAGACGTTAAAAAATAGCTTAGATGAGCTAACGGCAGCTAAAAAAGAATTGTCAGAGGCTCAGGATATAGCATCATCGGTTGCTATAGGTGGTAAAATAGAATCGGGATTTACGACAAAAAAGACCTCGACAGAATCAACCATGACCCCTAGCGGATTAGTTAAGGGACAGGATTTACTGTCCTTAGCACCTATATACTATACTACAGCAACTGCGGCTGACAATTTAACAAAAAAGGAGAATAATTTAAAAAACGTATTAAATAATATAGGAAAAGAAATTTTAGAGTCATCAAAGGGAATATCTGACTTATCAAAAGAGATGTCATCCTTAGGCTCAGTTATAGGCGGAACTGCTGGGGAAATAATTTCATCTATTGGGGAGATTGGTTCTTTCGTATCATCTGTAGCAGATGGATATACCAAGGCATCAGAGTTAGCCGTAGGGACAATGAAAACATTAGAGACTGCATCGGTCGTTCTTATGGTTATATCAGGCGTTATTACTATAGCTACTAAAATTGCCAATATATTCACGTCCGCTTCTAAGAAAAGACAAGAAGAGGCTCAAAAAGAGTTAGACAATATAAATGCTGTAAAAAAAGCTTACTTGGAGGCATACGCGGCTATGTCTGACAAGAGTTTTAGTAATATATTTGGAGATGATGTTTTCGGTAAGGCAGCTTCGCAAATAGGATTAATGAATAAGGCAGTAGGTAATTTTGCTACAGCGTATACGAATATGGTAACGGCAGAATCTAAGACTCCAAGCGGGTCTAAATATTTTGATTTCATGATTTCTGACGGAATGAGTGATTTATTGAAACTTGATAAGTCTACCGCTCTTACTATTGATAATTTTGATTTAGTTGCTGCAAAGGCTGCAATTGCGGATGACATGACTACTGGCGCTGTGAGAGATTCTCTACAAGCAATGGTCGATGAGTATGATGCCTATCAATCCTATCTAGATGAAATAGACTCATACCTATCAGGAATATTTAGCTCCCTTGGAAGTAATATGATGGATTCTCTATCTCAGAACTCAGATAACATGGTTGCTTGGGCAGACGATGTAACTGGATATATTTCTGACTCGTTTAGCAAAATGGTAAAGGATATTATCTATAATATGGATTTTGCATCGCTATTGACTACAGAGCAAGCCAAAATTAAGGAGATACTTGCTAATACGACTACTTCGGATGCTGATAAAGAAAAAGCTATGCAGGATGAACTTACTGCGTTTAGAGCACAATTAATTACGTCAGGAAATCAAGCCGCAACAGATTGGAACTCGTTTAATGCAGCATGGGTGGCTTCTGGGGGAAATGATTTAGCGGGAAGTACGTCTACTAAAAATAATACTACCTCCGCATTAAAATCGATGGATCAACCTACAGCCGATATATTGACGGCTCAGTTTAGTGCATTGCGCATTCACGGAGCAAATATAGATACAAATATTAGTAGGTATTTACCAGAATTATTATTATCTTTGCAAGGACAAGCTGGAGTTTTACAGATTGCTTTTAATGATGTTGCTGAGATTGCTAAGAATACAAGAGATTTAGCAGGTATTAAAAGTATACTATCAGATATTAAAACCTATGGAGTGAAAGTACTATGATAACAGTAGATGAACAAAATATATCAGAAGTTTTCGGTATCGAGCCAGCAAAAGATGGGTACTATAACGGGCTTATGCAATTTCCTGATATAAAGGATAGAATTGCTAATGATTGGTCTGATGCAAATGGAGCTGATGTGCTTTATAGTGCAGGGTTCTTAAAGGCAAAAGAATTTACTATGTCTTTTCTTTGCGATACGTTCGAGCATTATATACTTTTCTTACAATATATGGTAGCCCACCCAACCGTTTCTTGGTATGACGGATTACTAAACCAAACATTCATATTGGAGTATCTTACTTGCTCTTCGTTTAACAGATATATAGGGTATAATATGTTCATAATTAAAGTTAGAGAAGCGAATCCTAGTTTAAGGCTTAATCCAGTATTATGATAATATACGACTCATCGGATGCAATACGAGTAGAGGCTCATCAATCGGAAGATTCTGAGGTTCTATTTCAGATAGCAGGAGAAGAATATGCAACTGTTAAGTTTGACCTTGATAGCTGGATAGCTTTTGCCAAAGGGGACTATGTAATGTTATTTGACAACAAATACACGCTGCTTAATCCAGCATCTCCAGTTGCTATAAATGGAAGCAATAAATATCAATACACGCTTAAATTTGAATCTCCAAGAGCTATATTAGATGAGGTAAATTTTGAACTGTTTGATGATACTTCTCTATTGGTAATTGATAAATACGATGCAAAAACAATTTACTGTAAAGGAAGCGTAGTTACTAAGTACACATACATTTGGTTGTATATTAACGAAACTCCTGCGCTCGGAAAAGAAACCGAAGAAGGAGATTATTGGACTAAAGTTCCACAATATATCGCAGGTAATACATACATACCTAATAACTATGTTTACATATCCAATGTAGTTGCTCGATGTCTATTAGAATGTGTTAATATATATCCAGCAGAAGGAGATTATTGGACTATCGTAAACACTGCACCTGCATTTGATTTTACCACTGTGCTTAGTCCGTCAGATTACGCTGATTTATTATGCAAAAATATGAATCGTGCACGTCCTAATCAGTATTGGGTGGTAGGAAGTTGTATTTCAGCTAATCCACTAATGCAGGCTTTTTCTAATGTTACTTGCCTAGGAGCTTTAACTACTATTTGTAACTTGTTTCAAAGTCAATCAAACGTAGCTACTGAGCACTGGATTGATATTGATCCAGATGGAAATTTCAGAATAAATATAAATCAGTTATCATACATCGCGCCTAAGATAATTCAAGACCCTCAGATACTTAATTATACAGAAAAGGATATATTAATTCTCGAACAGGGTAAAAATAAAGGATTAACATCAATAACTAAACAAGACTCCAGCAATTCTAAAAAAATAACCAGGCTTGTTGCTTTAGGGTCTACAAAAAATCTGTACGGAACGTATAGAAACGGTTCTAATAGGTTAATGTTGCCAAATAGGTATTACCTAGATGCAACAAATATTGATGCCAAGAATCCTTTGGAGGGCGTTATGACATGGGATAATATCTATCCCGAAATATCGCACGCAACAGAAGACTACAATCCAACTACAGCTTATGCGATAGGGTCACAAGTATTAGATACTAATGGGCACTCATTCGACTGCATAGCCAACACTACCGGGCATGATACTGATAATACATCGTATTGGAAGTTAAGCGAGGGCACAGTAACAGCAGTGATAACGGAAAACGTTACTAATGTTTTTGAGGACGCTAACCTGTCTTTTGACCCATTAGACCCACAGCGAATAATGGCAGATGGTACAGTACCAAAAGTTAGTTTCATTACTGGTAATCTTGCTGGCTATCAATTTCCAATAACTCGCTCTATAGCATTAGCTGGGGGTGGTTATCAGTTAACCATTAGTCAAATTCAAGATTCTGTTGGTTCGTATTTACCTACATCTGTTTTTGGGTTCAATGATTTTGACCAATACGTTTTGGTTGATTTATATATGCCACAGATATACACTGACAAGGCAGAACAGAGATTATTATCACAAGCCGAATCTTATCTTGCTCAGTATTCACTTGACCAGAACTCGTACGACTGTCCAATAGATGAAGTATGGGCTACTAATAATGAGGTTGGGTTTAAAATTGGACAGGTAGTTCATCCTATAAATGCTAATTTAGGTATAGATGATGATTATCGAATAATTACATTAAAAAGGAATATAACCAGACCGTATAAACAATCTATTACCTTATCCAATTTACCATATATACAAAGTTCTTATCAGGAACTAAAGAATACAGTAACTAATAACACTACTTACTTAGAACAAAGCGGAGTAACATCTGTTGGATTCAAACAAAGAACATTCAGAGGGGCGCAAGAGGCTCTTGATATGGCGTTCAATCCTGATGGCGATTATTACACTGAGGTTATAGCCCCATTAACTATAGCTACGACAGCTATATTATCAGGTACGGCTACTCAGCAATTTGTGCTTACTGGGATTAATTTCTTAGCTAAATCACATACTCCGAACTGGATTGGTTGGAGTGCCGGAAGTATTACAGATACTAAAATGCAATCTACACCGAGAACTTGGACTATAGTAGCTGGAAACTTTACTCCAGTAGGCGATGATATTTCATACTACTGTTATATTCGCTGCGCAGTTGATATTGCGTTGACAAGCGGGGATATTATATTCTCTCAAACCCAGTATAAGACTAAAGGTACGGATGGGTATTATTATTTCTTAGTTGGAACTCTTCAATCAGTACTTGATAACATGAGGCAGTTTTATACTTCTTATGGATTTACGTTCATTAATGGACGCTCTATAGTAACTGGTAAAGTTCAAGGATATAATAGTTCTACGTATTTTGACTTAGACAAGGACGAAATAGGTGGAAGGATAAAATTCTTAGATGGTTTAATTTCTGGGATGATAGGAATATCAGACGATGAGGGTAATATAAATGCAGGAATGCAGGGTGATTCGGCTGTAAATATTGCAGCATGGTTCGGTGGAAATTACCAGAGAGCATTGGACGGGACAGCGCAGATTATTTTTTATAAGGATGGAACTTTCCAATTTGCGGAAGGTGCGTTTAGAGGAGATGCTGCTGGGAATATAATAACAGACGTTGCTGTTTCGGCAAGCGAAGGAACTATTGGAAATTTCAATATTTTTGAAAACGCTATAGTAAATGATTCGATAGAATTTTCAGATACCGAAATTGAACCATTGGATTCATTGATAAATCCAGTAGACGAGGTCATAAATCGGGTAGCCTCATGGACTTCAGTAGGGATACATTATTCTACCGCATATACACAAGCATTAACTACCACAAAAGCCGGGGTAATTGACATTGCTGTTTTTGCAAATATAGATGGTGCTAGGCAGATGGATATTTTATACCCTCCTCAATCATCGGGACTGACTGGGCATTCTAACGAATTTAAGTTGACTTTATGGATTTCAGATGCTAGTAATAACACCGTATTTTCAAAGTCCGCATTATGTGGAAACGATGGTTGTGTAAATATGTCGGTATCTCCAGTATTTCCTATGGGGGTATATGTAATTCATGCGATAGCTGAACACTTCACATCACTTAATGTTAATGTTGAAATAATCGGAAATTATAATAATCCATCAGAAGGTATAGTAATATTCGATGGAAATCCAGATGTTATTGGACTTTACAGACCAAATAATAATACAAAAATTGGACTTGATGGTTTTTATTCAGAGCTCGATGCACTTAGGTATTTTTATTTCAAGGCAACAACAGGGCTAAAGGCAAAAGGAGCAAAAAGGTTTTTTAATGATTCGTACAGGGGATTTATATACAGTAATAATTTAGAGCCAATAATATCGAATATTGGTAGCTATACATCATTCATATTAGATAGATATTCAAACGATTCAACATCTTTAAGGATTATCCATTTACCAGCTCCTACTGATTTGGAAAGCGAAGTAAATAACTTTACATTAAAGGTATTGATGGGTTCATCTAATGGTGAAATTACTCGGATAGACCAAAAAACTAATTCTCATCTATATGATGATAATGGTAATATGATAAGCTATATAAATATGGAAATAGGTGATAGCATCGAATTAAGAGCGGTAAGAGAAGGAGCTGAGATGCGATATTTCATAATAAAAACAGGAGGTGAGATACATTAATTATGGCAACTGGAAATTGGTTTTACTCAGGGAAGGGAATTAAAGGAGACATTCAAAAAACTAGCGGAACTGGAGCTGCTGGAACTTATGATGTATATACTATTTTTTATACAGACGGTAGCGCATCTCAATACTCCATATATAATGGGAAGGATGGAGCTTCTCTTCCACCTGATTTGTCAGCCTATTCTACCAAAGCGCAGGCGGACTTGTTATATAAACCTATAGGATGGACTCCCGACTTATCTGCATATATAACTAAATTGCAATCCGATGGATATTACTTGGGAATTAATGCTCAGGCTTCCGATTCTGCTAAATTAGGCGGTCATTTACCATCTTATTTTCAGATAGCATTAGGATATACACCATTAAATTCATCTCTTAAAGGAGCTGTCAATGGACTCGCCGAATTGGGGGCTGATGGGTTTGTTTTAAATACTCAATTGCCTGCATACGTTGATAAAATTATAAACGTATCTACATACTCTTCATTACCAGCAACTGGGGTAACAGCAGCAATATACATTACAGATGACACAAATGTTACATATAGGTGGAGTGGTAGCTCATACGTTGAGATAAGTTCCTCTTTAGCGTTAGGAGAAACAAATGCTACCGCATATAGAGGGGATAGAGGAGCTATTGCGTACTCACATTCTCAATTAACTTCTGGAAACCCACATAACGTTACTAAGGCTAATGTTGGATTGGCTAACGTACCAAACTTGTCGTTTTCAGGAAGCAATACAGGAGACCAAGATTTAAGCGGATTAGTTCCTAAAACTTATACAGTTAATGGGCACGCTCTTTCTGGAAATGTAGCTGTAACGCAGGCAGATTTAGGATTAGTAATTGGGACAAACGTTTTAGCCTATAGGACATTTGGAAGTGCCGCGAATAATAATACTAGTGATTTTGAAGTTCCTTTGACTTTTTCAACTGGGTTAACTCGAACGGGAAATACAATTACAAATAATATTACGCAATATACTGATGCGCTAGCTCGTTCAGCACAAACTAATTCAAGTATCGTAACCGCTTTAGGATATACGCCTCTTAGTAATGCGACTTCATTCAGAACTGTTAACAGCGTTTCGGTAGTCGGTAGCGGTGATATTTCAATTAATCCATTTCCCGGCTTTGGCACAGGTAACGGTGCAGCATGGGGGTATTCTGCTCATCCTACTACTATAAGTGGATATGGGATTACTGATGCCATTTTAAACCAAAATATTTCTGCTCAATCTGCTAATATATGGATTAATGGATCAGGAAAATTTGAAAATGCTGTTAGTGTCCCATCACTTGAAATATCTAATAGCTCAATATATCCAACTGTTGGCATAACTCAGGCTAGTAATTATTTAGTTGCAAAAATGGGAAGTAATGGATTTATACTAAGAGACCCATCTAACTCTATAGATGCAATAAGATCAAGTATTTACGGAGAAATTTCATTCGCATCAACATCTAAAGCGACAAGTTTTATAGGGGAAGATGCTCTGTCTGGTAGTTATTTGAATAATTATATAGAATTAAGGAGGGTTAGCACACTTGGAGGTTGCAGAATTCAAGCAAACAGAAATTCCGCATACGGGGGTATAGGTTTTAAATTTTTAACTACAGCATCAAACTCTGATGAAATAGCTGGTAATTATACACAAGCATTAGTAATTGATAGACTCGGAACAGCCGCCTTTGCATCAACCGTAACAGCAACCTCATTTTACGGCTCAGCCTCAAACCTTACAAACCTACCAATAAACCTAACTACCAATAATACATCGGGGGCAGCAACTTACACGCAGGCAACTAATACGTTGAATGTGCCGAACTATACAGCTTCTAGTAGTTATATACAGAATCAATTCAGCACCGTCCAAACAGCGTCTATGAAAATAACAGGAGATGTGTATTGTCAAGGCACAGTTTCCGCTACAGATGCAAAACTTAGTGCTACTTATCAAGAGATAACAGGTAGTACATCAGGCTATTTATATGCAAGTCAACCGTTTTCTGGAGCTTCATATAAAAAAGTTATTCTTAGGTTATCATCTCTGACTGGCACAGCTACATATACTTTCCCTGTAGGATTCTCGTTTGTCCCTGCTGTAGTATCTACAAATCAGCTTACGACCTCCACTATAGGAACATTAAACACAACAACTGTCAGCGTAGCAGGTAGTAACACATCTGGATTTTTAATTTTAGAAGGATATTAACCGCCATCAGGCACATAAAAACAAAAAAAAATGAAAAAAAACAATTTTATTATTTACATTACTACTTATCACAGTAGGGATTTTCGCACAAACAGACACGGCATCTGTAACGACAGTTACGACCATTGAATTAATAATAATATAAACAAAAATCATGAAGACAAATAGACGAATAATTGAATTGTATTATGCACTTGAAGATGGTGCATTGAAAGGTGTATTAGAAGGTAAAATCTTGATGTTTAAAAACATTAAGCAGATTGAGGCTTATGTTTACCCAATGATAGAAAGCAAGAAAATAATCGATAAAATGCTGGCTAATTATCATAGTGAATTGATGTCACTATACCAAGAGTATAAAGTTGAATTTATCGGAAATCAACCTACTATTCCAAAGTTTGTAAAAAACGAAGATGGAACATTTGATACGAATAGAATCGACCCAAAATTCTTAGAGTTTCAAGAAAAAGATGATAAAATTTTGGCAGATAATAAAGCTCTATTAGCCAAATATAAATCCGATATAGAATCATTTGAGGAATTGATGGATAAAATTATTGATACTGAGTTTTCTTTTGTTTCTATTCCGAAAGAACTTATTCCCGATGATATAAATTCGTTGCCTTTACTAGAATTTGGAATTATTGAAATTAATTAAAAATAAGTAGTAAAATAATTTGTTCTTACAAAAAGAATAATTATATTTGCGAAACTATAAAATAAATGATATGTTAAGAGAAGACGATACTATACCAAGAACTGGAGGAGCAGACCCACCACCTTGCCCATCAAAATGACAAGTAATGAGAACCACTCTTATTAAGTGCATAAAATTCTATCCTATAATCATAAACTTATACATATTACTAATTATGTGTATGTCTATTTTAGGTATTAGAGTTTCTCTATATGAATTATTTGGTCAAAGCTATATGCTTAATTTTCTTCTTTTGATTAGCTCTATTGTATTTTCATTTTGTTATTGGCATAGGATATTAATATTCTCAATGACTTTGATATTATTTTTAGAGAATTTGTATAATTTAGGAATTAGAGTTAGTTATTACCCGTACCTGTGCATTCTAATTGTTTTACTCTCGATAATATTATCTTCAATTTTGTATTATAAAAACGGATGTTGCTGTGAAAAAAAATTTAAAGGAGAAGTTGATTAGTACTTTAAGGCGAATAGCTATAGCAGTTGAGAAAGGATGTTGTGACGAAATGACTGAACAAGAGTACGACGACTTAATCAACGCATTAGAGAAGCTAAAACAGGCAGACGACAAATATATTAAACCTAAAAAGTCATGGATATTTTCAAGATACTAGGAGCATTTCTTAATTTTCTCATACAGGCACTTCCTTATTTAGCAGGGAGTTCTGCCGTTTTATTTGGGTTTTTATTTTTTAAGCAAAAGAGATATAAATCTGAAATAGACAATATAAAAGAGTTGATGGATGCTTATGGTAAGGAGAGAGAGAAGTTGCTAGCTAGGATTGATAAGCAAGATAAGAGAATTGAGCAACTTGAAGAGCGTGACAACGAGCACCGTTACGAGATAGTAAAAAAGGATATGGAGATTGTCGACTTAGAAGGACTTCTAGTAAAATATAAAAGAGTTTTTAATCATGGTTGCGAGAAGTTTGATTCTGAATGCCCTATGGGGATTAAATATAGAGAATTATTAGAGCAACTTAAAGGCAAGTAGTCATGAGTGTAATAAAAGACTTTCAAACAAAATATGGGTTAACTCCAGACGGTGTTCTAGGTAAAAATACTCTTTTTAAAATTAAAGAGGTATTATCTATTAAGTCGATCGAAATGTTGGCTCACTTTATGGGTCAATGCCACGTGGAGAGCGTAGGATTTACAAGATTAACTGAAAATTTAAATTACTCAGAAAAAGGACTGCTAACTACATTTAAAAAATACTTCACTCCTGATACTGCCCAATTATATCAACGCAACCCAGAAAAGATAGCCAACAAGGTTTATGCTAACCGTATGGGTAATGGAAGTGAATTATCGGGCGATGGATGGGAGCATAGAGGTATGGGCCTAATTCAGTTGACTGGAAAAGACAATCAAGACTTATTCTCTAATTATATTAAAGATCCTGCAATAAAATCCGACCCGTCAATCATCGCTACAAAATATCCATTTGAATCGGCTAAGTTTTACTTTGATAATAAACACTTATGGACGTTATGCTCGGCAGTAAATGAGGTTTCAATAACTGCATTATCTTATCGGGTAAACGGTGGAACAAATGGGTTACAAGAAAGAATCGAATGGACTAATCATTATTATAACATACTAAAATGAAAACAAAAAGAACTTTCCTAAAACGAATATTTAGTCCTACCCCTAAAAAATGGAAGAATGTAGCTAAGGTATGTGCTGGAATGGCTGTTACATTTACTACCGCTTACGGTGCGGTTGCAGCATTATCATTAAATATGCCAGAATGGTTTAGCGTTTATATCGGGTGGGTAATATTTGCTTTAACCTTAGTAGCTGGATTTGCACAACAACACGAAACAGAACCTATAAAATGAAAACAAAATATATAATTTTAATTGGGATAGTAGCCCTGATTGTTGGCTTTTTTATTGGACGAGCAACTACTACATCGTCTATCACTACCAAATACATAAAAGGCGAAACAGTTACTAACTCGGTAAATGTTCCGACACCATACAATGTGTATGTGCCTAAAATGTTGCAGCTTCCAACTAAGCATGATACAATTACTATTAACAAAGTAAAATACGTTGTTGAAAAAGTAGACACCGCTAAACTAATAGCTAACTACATCCAACGCAAGTATTATAAAACCCCTCTATTCGACGATAGTAACGGTAAGCTTACAGTTACGTCAGTTGTGCAATATAATTCATTAGATAGCATCGCATACAGTTTTACGTCTATTACTAAAGAGGTAACGATAATTAAAAGTAAGATATTTACTCCATTCCTAAACGCCTCCTATAATTCATTTGGTTATTATGGCGTAGGAGGTGGAATTTACATAAAGAATATCGGACTCGGTGCAAAATACATAACTAATTTTAGCCAGAACGGTTATGAGGTTAGTTTTGGAATTAAGTTTTGATTTGGCTTTTTCATAATTGGTTTGATTTGAAAATCCCCATCCGCTTGTGATAAGTAGATGGGGATTAGTTTTTATAACCAAATTATTTGTTGTTTAAAAATAAATTTTGCATGGAAGTACTCTACTATTGCTCCTTTTGAATGAATCCAATTAGGTTGCATAGCTATATGCGTACACTTTTTAAGTTGATATAAGTCTGCTGCCATATAAAATAACCATTTTTTAATGCCGAGCAAAGGAGTAATGTCGAGTGGATTAATCCATTCACCGCCATATTTGTGGTTAATAATATCTTGGCACTCAGAGAAGTTATATTTAAATTCGGCTACTTCTAACCCTGTTATTTGTCCGCTAATGTATGTTTTCATCTAAATATATTCCATAAAATTATTAATACTACTAAAATTAAAAGTGCGATACAATCATCTTTGAAACGATTATTCTTTTGCTGTAAGGAGCGACCTTGTTCGAGTTCCATATCATTCAGATTTTTCAAATTCAACTATCTCAAATCTATCTCCTGCTACTTCCTTTGCTTTTTCGTAATCAGAAAAGCAAGGTATTATATAGCAACCTAAAGGTAAATTGCAATCAATCTCAGTATCGGATAGCTGTAACTTGCTATCAATTCTCATTACTGCATAAATTTTCTGTTTCATACCATTTCTTTTAAAGTTAATTCTTGTCCTCTAATACTCTCAAATTCATATAATCCACGAAAGAAGTACTGGCAGAATCTTCTTTTGCCATCACATATTGCAGCGTACTGAATTACTGTGCTATTTTCTTCCTGAATGACGTGGATGTTTTCGGGAAGAGGATTGAGGTGTTTGGTCATGGAATTATTTAGTGTTATTAATTCTTTCTTTTGCTATTTCAAAATATTTATCATCCATTTCAATACCGATAAAAGAGCGATTAAGATTTTTACAAGCTACTCCGGTAGTCCCGCTCCCCATTGTATTATCAAGAACTGTATCGCCTTCGTTAGTATAGGTTTTGATGAGATACTCTAAAAGCAATACTGGTTTTTGAGTAGGATGATGAAATTTTCCAGTCTCATGTTCTTTTGGTATTGATATTATTGAAGTAGGGAACTTCTCATCTGATACGATTGTTGGAGTTTCTACAAAACTACCATAGCAACTATTCTTTTGAGGATTCAACATATTACCCTTACTATGATTTCTTTTATGAGGTTCGCATTTAACCATTTGAGGATTATATGTGGGTAGTGATTTATAGAATATGCAAATATCCTCATGTTGTCTAAGTTGCATTCTTTTTGAATTTAAGAATCCAGTTTTAGCAACCTTATCCCATACTAAATTATATCTCCATAATTTCTTATTACTCATTAATAGGTCTGCAGTAAACATCCCCTGACCAAATAAAACTACGATTCCATTGTCTTTAATAACTCGTTCGTAGTTCTCCCATAATCTATCAAAAGGAATTACAGAATCCCATTTAGCTGAACTGTTTCCTTTATTTAATACCCCCATACGGCAAATCGCAAATTATTGCATCAATACTCTTATCGGGTATACTCTGCATCTCAATCAGGCAATCGCCTTTAATTAGTTTTTTCATAAATTTATATCCGTTTCTGTCATTAATTCAATATGATAGCTCTTAATATACGTATTCATTATTAGTCTTGTTTCAGGCTCAAATCCCATACTACCCAAAATATCCTGAATATGTGTAAGATCTGTATTTACTCTTGCATATCCTGCATAAAACGCTATGCCTTTTGAAATTTGAGTAAGTGTAAGCGTTTTATTTGGATTGTCAATAGGAGCTCTAAAATGCTCGGCCAATATTTGTTCTTCAAGTACGCTTACTTTATAAAGTAAGTTTCGTTCTTCACGTCTTTGTCTTTCCTCAATCGTCAAATCCCATTCAAAATATTCACTGTGATATTTATGCCATGCTTGACCCCAAAGTCTATGAATATCCAATTCCTTGAATAAATTCATATCAAGCATTTTTACTTTAAATATAATCCATCGGGTATTAATATCATCCTTTAAAAACTCTGTTCTGTTTGAACTTCCAAAGAATGAACATCTACGATACATCTTTACTTTTTGTTCTCCGTAAGGCAATCTGACGTTAACCGAATACTTTGCTAACGTGCTTTTCAATTTACCTAACCCACCAACTTTATCAAAATCATCAAGGTCATCAAGGTTATAAATAAAAGTTTCCGTTAAAGTGATTTGCGTGTCCTTATCGCCCGTTAATGTCTCTTCTGTGTAATAGTTGTCACCAAATGGATTTAAGTACCGTATAAAGCGGGATTTACCTGTTTCCTGTGCTCTATTCTCGAATACCATAACTACACGATTATAAAAGCTATCATCTAATGCGCATTTGATGGCTCTAACAAATTGTTTTTCCATCATAGTTACAAAGAACTGCCTATCATCGGTAACTACATAATCGGCTAATAGTTCAAAGTAGTTTACTCCATCCCACTTAGCAAGGGAATTAAAATAGGCTTCAAATGGGTTGTAATCGGGTACGTATCGAGAACCGATTAGGCATTTGATGGCGTCTTTACGAAAATCAATTCCGTTATGCTGCAAGTCAAGATATAAGTTATTCGATTCACATAATTCCCAATCATTTAAACTTCCTTTTGGTTTATATTCAATTTTATGGGTTATTACATCTCTACGAAAATCATATAACGAGTCCAAAAAATTCATTGCGTAATCAATTCGTGGAATCTTCTTCTGTGTTTTTTCTTCACCTGTCATCCTTGAATCAATGTTCTTTATCTTATTCTCTGTTTCAAGAATAAAGTTCGGTATGTTTACATTTTCATTTTGCATCTCTGGTTTTATAGGTGGAAATTCAACTCGCTTTATAGTTTTCATTACTTCTCTCGGTTCTTTATACGTTCCTTCTTCTTTTGCAAGCTCAATAACCGATTGAGTATAATCTCCAGCATAAGCTAAAGTAGTCCTAACCGCCAATGGTGTATAACCTCGATTCTCTTCAAATGGATGTGCGTTGGAGCTAAATACATAAAATTGTGGTATTCCGGCACGAGATACTACTTTTCCAAGCGTTGCAGATATTCCATCTGATAATTTCTTATCAGGTCTTGCGCAGTTAATACCGTCCTTTGCAAATGTCCAACCGTTTTGAATTAATAGTTGTCTACATTCATTTACTGCGTGAGATGATGAATTGTATCTATCGCCCACCTTATCGCCTACTCCGTAGTTATTAGTTTCAGCAATACTTGCTGGCTGCTCATATTCTTTCTCAATTATCTCATTATACTTTTGGCATTCGGCAATAATAAAATCACGCTCTTCTTTGGTAATGATTGGCATCTCGGAAAAAGAACCAGCCTGCATTACATAATTATCAGATGGATTGACAATAGTATATCCACCTTCTCCTTTTGTTTCAATAAGCGAAGTAGGACGACCAGCCACGGGATCGTAAGCCATTGCTAATTTTCTGCTACCTTCAATTGGTTCTTCACAGCGATAAAACACGTGGTAGCCATCGCTCCTCGTTTTCTCCCAAGGCAGATTAAAAGTATCAATTATTGACTTAAAGTTAGAAAATAGATTTAATGCTGTATGTAAGTGATTATCAAAGTCTAAGCACTCTAAATTTCCTGATACTTTGCCAAAAATAATTGCGATATTAAAGTCACCGCAGAATGCTCTGTCTACTTCTTCATTTGTGAGCATGAAGGACTGAAGACGCTTCCAAGATTCGATTGATGGTCGCTTTTGCTCTTTGTTTATTGGGAGGACTGAGTAGCCGAGAGAAATGTAGGATTTGGCTGTTGCGATTAAGTTTGGCATGGTAAAAAGATTTAAAATGGTAGTGAGTCGTCGTTATCAGAGTCAGTATATTTATGCTTATTCTTACATAGCCAAAAATACTGCTTTAAATTATCTAATTCAAAGAATAGCAAATATCTATACCAATCGTATTCGTTTCCAACTTTATATTTCTTAGCTGAGCGCATATTCTTATAATAATAAAATATGCTTTTTAACGTGTCTATAAACATAATATTTTAGTTTTATGTGCGAATTCCCTGCGCCTTGTATCGAGCCATAACAACGTATGGCCAATTAGCTGCTAAATTATGCATTTTTTGATATTCAATCAACCCATCTTTACCGTATTTAATAAATACCTGACGAAACAACCAGTTTTTTGAATACCCTTTCGCTTCAGAGTAAATCTCGTAATCTTTAATTGATTCAAGTTTTTTTACCGCTTCAGAATAACTAATTTCGACCAAATCAACAATCTTCTGTTCATGTGTTACAGGAAAAACATAGCCGCAGTATTTACATATTCTTGATGAAGCATGGATTAATGCGCCACATTTAGGACAGTCCTTTACTGCACCAACTCCGCATCCTTCCTTTTTGGATTCCTCGTGAGTTAGTGACCATTCTCTTTGTTGTCTATAATATCCAAGTCTTGAACAATTATCGCCAAAGTCTAATAAATTAAAGTGAGTTTTGTTTTTAAAGATACGGCTGCCACGCCCTTCCATTTGTTGTAAAAGGTTACTCGACATTGTAGCTCTGTTTATTATTACCGTTTCAATAGGTGGATGATCAAATCCAGTGGTTGCGATTCCGGCATTTATTAGGACATGAAATTCACCATCTTTCCACTGTTGTATGACATCTTTTCTTTTACCGGAAAAGGATTCAAAGCTAACTAAATAATTCTCATATTCCAAAACTTTAATGTTATATTTTGCAATATCTCCTTTAGTCGCCTTTTCGTCAGGTATTTGTGGCTTTGCTAAATCTGATACAATGAACTTTGATTTTATTCCTGCATCGTTTAATGCCTTGCAAGTATTGATTGAATGCTGAATATTGCAACAGAATACCAATGTAATTGTATTCGGGCAAAGTCGCTTCCAATTGTCAATAACTCCTGAATAAAGTTCAGACTTATTATATCGGTTAAACATTTCTGATGAGTCAAATTCGCCTTTACTGACTGAAACGCCTTTCATATCAACAGGGATTGAGTAGTATTTGTCAGGGACTAAATAGCCAAGATTGATTAACTGCTGGACATCGAGACCGATAACAATATCCTCATAGTCTTGGCTAAGTTGTCTTTGCTTACCACTTCTTTCGGGAGTTGCGGTAAATCCTAATATAAACTTCTCTTTAGTCAATGGAATTTCAAATATACGATTGAATAACTGCTCATGGCAATTCCCAGATACAAAAGTAAATCCATTGTGCCTAACAACTATTGCTCCCGATGGAACTTCTACGCAATAAACCATCCCATTGTAACTATCTTTTTTAACAGACATTAATTGTGTAGCCTTGTGAATTATGTCTCTACGCATATATAGCCTGTGCGTATCTTTATATCTTTCCTGCCTATCATCTTTTTGAATAGACATAAAACAACAAAATCCAGCAAGTGTGGCTACAGAATTATAAAAGTCTGCCTGTGTTTTATCTGTAGATGAATAATACAACATTGTTTTATTTGGAGTATGACCATCCCATAAAGCGCATTCTTCAATTACTTGCTTTGCTTTAGTAGCAGACATTGGGTACGGAATGTGATTTCTAATGTCTTTAGTTGTTCCAATTGGCATTCTTGCCATGTATCTTTCACCGTGATTACACTCTACTTTTACAACCTCAATATCGCAGCTTTTGCATAGAGATAAAAACCTATCAATTTTCCTTTTTTTACTAAATGCAAAAGCTATTATAGTATGGTTTATTGCTTTGTAATGCATACTTCCATCGGCTTGTGTGGCTATATATAATCTTTCTAAATCAGTCAATTCATCGCATTCAATATTAGAAAGTCCAGAGACAGGAAGTAGTTTTGTATAATTGAATTTAATCTCTGATATTTTATTTTTATAGTACCCATTTTTACGGCTATACAACAACTGTTCGTGACCGCAAGTCATTGGAACATCAATACCGTGTTTAACGTGGAATATACTCATTTCTCCTGTATGCTCCTTCTGTATGTATCTCGTAGGGTTTACAAAAGAAATATTTCCATTATCGAATTGAGCTACTTTTTTAGATTTATCCAATCTATCGAATTTAATAAACCCATTCTCTGTCAGTAATTCTGTATCGGCTGTAAAGCATTCATCATTTATAACCAAGTTTACCGACTTATACCATTCAATCCACTCTGGTTGCTTTAATCGTCTAATGACTGTCTCAATCATGCCTACTACTAATTTATCTTTAGGTGGGTGTTTTACATCTCTAGTAACAAGTGAGGGGAATAGTCCAATTTCAACAAGAGAACCTCCAGTTTGTGACAATAATTCCTCTCTGTGTGTAAGAATAAGTACAGTTGATCCTTTTTTTTCTGCTTTATTTGCTATATCACTGAAAATTCGGGTCTTACCTGAACCCGTTGGAGATTGAACTAATATACTTTTTTTATTCCCATCTAAGCGATTTGATTTTTCATTCCACTTTTTATATATTTGGGTTTCAATTTCTTTCTGATAATCACGAAGTATGATAGACATTGGCGAAGTTTTACAGATAAAAATAGCCCTCAAACTTAGTCACTGAGGTTCAACGTTCAGATCAAAGAAAGGGGGCTTATAAGTCTTAATTGCTTTAAGTTGAACCGCAATTATGTAAGCACAAAGATAGTAAAATTATTTGATGTTTGCTACTATTTTTCTACAATTAACAATACTATGATTCCAACTTCCATCAACCTTACATTCAACGAGAAAGTTTTTTATTTCTCCGCCGTTAGGACAGAATTTGCAGTAGGTTATTCCGATTGATTTTGCCATTCTTCATAAATTTTATCATTACCAATCGTTTCTAAATGACATTCAGCAAGTTTCTTTTTAATTAGAATCTGATTTGATTCTGATAGTATCATATCATAATAAAGATAATCACCAACAAAATTAATCTTTTCAACACAAGGTTTGCATTTAACTATCTTAGTCATTACAGCAATAGGGTAGTGATTGCATTGCTCAATTAACTCACGGAGAATACATACTTTTTGATATGAAATTGCATCTGAATTTTCAAAACGTGGTAACGATTCAATATCATATAACTCTTTCTTGTATTGCCTTCTGATACTTGCACGTTCTTTTGTTCTTGATTTCCAATCGGTAGATGTTGCCTGCTTGCCTGTAATTTTATAAATTATATGGTCAATGTCAAGATCGAGAAGTTTGGCTATAGATTGCGGGCTTAGTTTCATGGGGTTTAAATTTACCCCGAACCATTACGATTCGGGGATTGATTAATTTATTCAGTAAATACATCAATAATCTTAGTTTCAGTCACAGATACTATTATCCATTCCTGAACAGACTTTTTAAGTTGCGTCATAACAAAATTTTCCGCATCCTTTACTTCTGTAGCCTTAACGTATATCAAAACCGGAAACTTCTTTTCATTTCCTTTTTCGTCTATTGATAAAGCGTATAATCTACATGCATACCATTTACCTTCTACGTCTCGTTGAAATAATTCAGCGATTTTTGTTTCACGTATATTGCAAACTTTAAAGCTATCAGTACTGAAAGGTTGAACTTCTGTTATTCCAATTGCTTCAGCTTCTGTGCAGCTCAAAGCGTCAACTAAAAAAGATTCAGTTACTTTTTTAGGCTGACCATCTTCCCCAAGTTTATTATATTGGGTTTTAATTTCGTAGTACATAGTTAATGAATGTTAAAAAGGGAGATCAGATTCTTCGGGTGGTGTTGGTGCTTGTGGAGTAGCAGTTGGTGCTTGTGGAGTAACAGATCCTACCACCGTAACTTTCCATGCATTCACATTATTAAAATACTTACCTTGATACTCTCTTGCCTTTGTATCAAAGTAAACTTCTACCTGTTGACCGACTGTCAATGGAACGATTTTGTCTTTGAACATGTCGAATGCCAAACTTTGAGGATATTGACCTTCTGATTCTTCTACTACTGCTGTTTGTTTACTCCATGCAGTTCCTGTTGCATTTGTTCCTTCTTGTAATGGAAGGACTACTGTAATTATACCTGAGATTTTCATTTTTGATTTGTTTTTAAATTGTTTTTATTTATTTATCTGTAAATTGCGCATCTTATACATATATAGGACTTTCCATAATTTGCGCACTTATCACAATTTGCTTTATATCCTTCTGTATATTCCATTGTCTTTACTATTAAAATTCATTTTCCTTACTCAATTTATCTAAATCCTCCTTGATACACATCTCTAATTCATTTAGTCTTTTAGTAGCTAACTCGACCAAATATGATATTGGATAGCATTCTTTTTTTGATATTTGAATCAAAGTGTCTTTTGTGGTTGGAATAACAAGCATTGGCTTTATTTTATTCTCCGGTCGATAAGAAATACCGTCTACTGAATTAACTCCAATTACTAAGAAGTTATGAACAATTTGCCAACAATACTCCTCTAAAAATGCAGCAGGATTAAGCATATACATTACATGAGTATTATCCGATGGGCACTTAATTTCGATTGCTTTTTCAAGTGAAGGAATATGACCATCAGGAGATATACCAGCTATCTTGATTTCATCGCTTTGAATCCAGCCGTACTGCTCAACTGTTACTCCGTATATCCTCTCGTATTCTTTTCGGGCTAATGGTTCAAATTCATTACCACGAGCCATAGCTACACTCTGAAAATTAACTTCAAATGGGTCAAAATCTTCCATGTGTTCGGCAAGTATAGCATAATATTCAGAACATTCACGGACTGATTTGTCTAACTTTGTCATTATTTTGGCAAGTCTTGATCCG